TGAATCACACTCTGTAAATGCTTGCTCACTCATTCCCCCGCCCCCTTATCTTCCAATGCCATAGGATTGTTCATAACGACCTGCTCCAGCTCCTGCTCCAGCTCCTGCTCCCGCTCCTGCTCCAGCTCCCGCTCCTGCTCCTGCTCCTGCTCCAGCTCCTGCTCCAGCTCCCGCTCCAGCTCCTGCTCCCGCTCCAGCTCCAGCTCCTGCTCCAGCTCCTGCTCCAGCTCCCGCTCCAGCTCCCGCTCCCGCTCCTGCTCCTGCTCCTGCGTTTCTTGTTCATCGGCATTAGCATTTCGCTGGCCCCCATGATTCGATCCCCGCAAGCATAATACGCCATGGACTCGGCAACGCCTGTGCGTCTTTCCATAATCCACTCGTAAGTTCGCCTGTTTCGTAAACCAGCTTCGGCTCATCGAGTTCGATGTGGTTTGCGTTAACACCAGTCAGCTTGCCCGTGTAGATATATACGCCGCAAAACACTGTTACCTTTTCGCCCAACATCGCATCCATTCCGCCATCGCCTGTCTCTACTGCTCGCTTCATCTTCCATCCTCCTTTTTCGTTTCCAATGCCATAGCCCACTTGATCACACACGCCTTTGAACAGAAATGCAGTTCCTCAATGCTCACTTCTGCTTGTATAAGACGACACGCTCGAGGACGAGCCGCTCTTGCGCCGTCATCGAATCGAAGTCGTCCTTTGCGTTGTTCAATCTCTTGTCTGTCATTCCTGTCGTCATCTTCTTCCCCCGTTTCTTTCTTGTCGCTGTTTACTTCTTCGTGTCCATCTTGAGAGCCTTGCCGAACGGAACCTCGACCTCTCTGAAATCGTTGTCGATCAGCCAGAGTGTCGGACGTGCGGACTTCTTCGGGAACGGTCCCATCCCGTCGGTCAAATAGATCACGCATTGCACGTCGCTCAACTTGCGGTCCTTCTTCAGTTCCTCGAACGGCGGGATGAAACTTGTTCCGCCACGTCCGGACCATGTCCAGCCGTCAGCCGTCTTCGGCTTCATCGGAAGATCGGTCGACTTGAAGGTCTCGTTGTATGTGATCCGAGTGTCGCATTGCATGATCGTCACCTTGCAGTTCGGGAAGGACTTGACGATCCCGTTGATCTCGGTGATCGAGCGGTCCATCTGTTCACGTCTCATCGAGCATGACGTGTCGATGACGAACATGATATGACCGACACCCTTCGAGCGGCGACTCGGGAGAATGACCTTGCTCCGTGTCGTCGAGCGGCGATGAGGTCTCTTCCATGAGTACCCGTTGCGGATCGTCTGAACTGCGAACTGACGGAGTTCACGTTTCCAGTTGATGCGGGGAGCCGAGAGGACCGTGTGTCCGAGTTCCTTGATCCATGCCGGACAGTCACCGTGACGTTCGGATTCCATGACGGCGGCGGCGACGTCCTCTTTCCATTCCTGAGTGAGTTCCTCGATCGTCTCGCCGTCCTCGAGCGGGATGTCCTCGACCTCTCCGACGATGGAGTCCTTCAGAGTCTCCGCCATGCGCTCGGCGGCTTCCTCTTCCGGTGTCGTTCCTGATGCCTGAGATGACGCCCGAGAGTCGCTCTCCCCGTCACTCGACTCTTCACCCGACTCGGAGCCGTCAGCCCCGTCAGCGTCGTCTGAGGCGTCGTCACCCTCACCTTCGCCCTGATCGCCGTCCTCAGACCCCTCAGAATCGCTCTCGTCGCCCGAGCCGTCCTCGGCTGACTCATCATCCCCGTCTTCGGATTCGGAGCCTTCTCCGTCGTCTGAGGCGTCGTCCTGATCCTGTTCGTCTGTATCGTCGGAGTCAGAAGGTTCGTCGTCCTGATCCTGATTCCGCTTCACGATCTCGTCGAAGTACCACTCCGCCGACTTGCCTTCAGGATACTCGACGAACTCGCCACGTCCGGCGAAGAGGAACTTGTCGAGATCGACGCCGTCTTCATTCCGGATGATGTGATTGATCGAGAGATCGCAAGCGACGTTCCAGAGCATCGGGTTCCGGTTCGCACGGCGCATCGTGTGTTTGTTCGTGATGTGAAGAACCTCGTGACGCTCGACCCATCCGACGGTCGACTCGGGGATGCTGAGAACGAAGTCGGGATTGAACTTGATGACCTTACCGTTCGTCGACATCGTCTTCACGTCCGTCGTCTCGATGTGCGCCCTCTTCGATGCGATGCTGTAAAAATACGGAGCCGTGCGAAGCATTGAAATCATCGCCCGTTTCACTAGGTCTTTCGCTGTCATCTTGATTGTCATCGTCGTCCCTTCGTTGTTATTAAACTTGATCATGAGAGAGATTCTCGCATCTCTGATCTTGAGAGTCAAGAGCATATGAGAAGATTTCTCACTTTATTTTCGGGGGTCCAGAACAGCAAAAGGGACGGGGTTTCCCCCGTCCCTGTCGCTCTCGCTGTCCTTTCTGCTATTGGGCGATGTTCTTGTGAGCGTTCATCCACTCGCTTACGATCGGCATTGCGGCGATCGCCGGATGAGTTTCCTGTCCCTTCAGGATCACGAACATCGTGATCTCTTCCGGAAGCCTGACGGCGTACCTGATGATCGACTCGTTGCGAGCCTTGTCGTCGTTGAACAGTTCGCCGAGTGAGGCGGCGATCGCAACGAGGACGTCAGGATCATCCGGAACCGTGACGGGCTCGGGGTCCGTGAAGATCGCCGTGAGATCGGGCATCCGGTCGAAGGCTCGGCGGAATGACAGGAACACGGGAGCGTCAGCCTGTCCGACACATCCGGCGATCAGAGCCGGAAGGATGTCGGCTGTCTTGAACTCAGCTTCGTCACAAGCGATTGCGATCCGGTCGGCGTTGTCCCATGAGCGGCGAGTCTTGATTGCGTAGTCTTCGAACTCCGGTGCTTCCGGACTCCACACATCATGACGGAACCGAGCGAAGGAACGCATCGCCTGAGAGATGCCATTGTCAGCCGCCCACTTTTCCCACGACTGAAGTCCGCCTTCGTCATTCTGATTGATGTATATGTGACAGATTCTCGAGCGTTGTGCGACAGTCATCTCGATCGTCCCGTCGTCAAGCGATCCGTTTCCGGCGCATACGACTCGGACGTTCTTCCCGAGCTTGTGTCCGTTCATCTCACGATCGAGAAGCAACTGAAGGGAGACGTTCCGCATCGAGGGAGCATCAGGACGATCGATCTCGTCGAGGAAGAGAAGACCCTTTTCTTCGACATCGCCGTTCCGGTTCTCGAGGACTTTCTCGAACGGGATGATCTCGCTGATGTAGTACTCGAGAAGTCCGGTGTCAGGATTCGGATGAGGCGCACCGAAATCGCAAGGCTCTTTGTCAGAGACTCGGACGTCGTACAGATTCCACGAAAGACGAGCGGCGATCTGTTTCATGATCGAGGACTTGCCGTCTCCGCACATTCCCCACATCATCACGGGGACGTCGGCGAGCAAGCAAGCGACGACCGCTCGTGATGCTTCCTCGAGGTTCATTGTCAGGACTGAGTTCATGTTGTCGTTGTTCATTGTCTTCCCTTTCATGGGGGAGCGTTATTGCTCCCCCGAGTTTCGTTGTTATGCGTAAGTACCTTTGACCGACCATGTCTCGACGCCGTCGCAAAGAAGGCGAGCCATGAAAGTATTCTCCCACATGATCTCTTCCTCGATGTGACGCTCGGCGGCTGTTGCCGAGGCCCACGTCCGACGCTCCGTCGGTGTGTCGTCCCTGAACATGACCTCCGTCTCTATTTTCTGTTCCGGTGCCGTCAGGATCGTCGTTGCGTTATTCATGTTCTTTTTCTCCGTCGTTGCTGTTGTTGTTTCCGCCTTGTTCATGGTTCAAAATCTACACTACACGGCAAGAGGTGTCAAGGGGACGTGGGGACACCTAATAGAAGGGACACGCCTCGCCCCTGCAAACATTGACCCATCTCGAGGCAAAATAAATGAAGAAAGTTTTGACGAGCAAGGTGATCGAGGTCCGTTTTTCACACGATCATGATTTCATGACTCTCCCGAATCACGAGAACGGACGTCAGGCAAAGAGGTTTTTGAACCATCGCTTGACCGTGTGGAAATGGAAAGCGATCCATCCGAAGCGGACGACTTGTCGGTGATAAAGCCGAGCGACTTTTCGAGTGAACGGATCGGAACTATTCGTCATCAGGAAGAGAAGAAGATCGTCGGCTTCCTCGAGTGTGATCTCTGATCCGTCATCCCATTTGCGATCGGAGCCTTCGAGGTCAAGAGCGTAGTCGTGAGCGATCGCCGGAACGGGGTCAGGCGTGTTCGGAGCGAACGTGTATTCGTCATGTTCGTAATCGACCGGAATCGTCAGTTGCTTCCCGTGTCTTGACTGAACAACGATCGTCTCTGTGACGGTCCACGTCTTCCCCCGCTCCGACGGGAGCAACTCAATCTTTGATCCGGTTCGCCTCGATGTCATCTTTCACTCGCCTCTTCAATTCGAATTGAACGTGACTCCATGCGTGACGATGATTGAACGAGAACCAGACGTCCCGATATTCCGGACGATCCTTGACGAGCGTCTTCTCTGCGACCGGAGTGTCGGCGTCTTCGAGGTAACACCAATCGAGAGCGATCCATTCGTTGTCGGAGCATCGGCAGTAAACGCAGTAAGCGTGTCCCCCCTCGGCGGCTCCGGCTCCGGCGTCGACCCATCCCGCCGCAACTCGGACTCTCCATTGATGCTCGTCAGGGAGAGCGTTGAGAAGAAGAGAGGCGATCAGGATCGCACCGTCTTCACAATCACCCTTCTTCATCGCACACGTCTCGGCGGGGAACATCCAATATTCGGGGACGCCGAGAGTCGAGTCGCTGACATACGACAGCATCTTCGTCACGAATTGCTGACAGCGATGAGCGGTCTCGTCGTTCGACTGAGTCCTGAGATTGTTGCATCCGATCAGACGAAGAAGTTCGATGTCGTCTTCCCAAACGAATTGACGGACGTCCATGTCGTAAGCATTCCCATTCGGGAGCGGTCGTCCGGAATAGAGTTGCGGCGTGAGAGGATGCTTGTTGTGCCAATAATCGGGAGTCTTCACAAGTATGAGTCCCACGGATACGGATTGAAGAGGGTGAGATGCCAGTCCCCTTCGATGGTCTCCGTCGTTGTGTCTGTCATCTTGAAATAGATTGTCCGATTCTGCCCGTCGTTGAAGATGTCCGGCTCGAAAACATTCCCGTTGTTATCAGTCATCGTCGGAACAACATTCCAACTGATGAACGGCGGATCGAATTGCCAGTATGACACAACAAGATAATGCGCCTTCACGCCCCCGATTGTTCTGACTTGCAAGTCCTGTTGATCGAAGTCTAGGTCGAACCATTGCTCGGGAAGCCACGGTCTGTCACCGTCTTCATAGGCGATGCCATTCGTCGGAAGGTTATCCACACCGAAGGCGTCTTGACAATCCATGTTCGCAAGTACGTCGTCGACCTCGATCCCTTCGATGAGATTCGGGCAGTCATAGAGAACCTGTTGGCTCTCCCGATACCAATCCCCATCCGGACCCCGAATCGGTCCGGTGACTGTCCGTCCCTGTTCCATCGCTTCGGCGACGAGGAACGCACCGACAAAGAGGCTGATGATCACGAGATGTGTGAGGAAGAAGTTGCGACCGTGAAGCATGATGACCCCCTGTTATTGATGAGCCGTTGACGATGCCGGACCGAGAAGCGTCAGTTGCCATGTCCCAGAGATCGGGACAAAACTCGACACGTTCAGAACGAGCGACGTCGTGTTGAGAGAAATGATGTCGTCGGGCCATACCCCGTCCCCGTCCGAAGTGAACACTCGCCAAATCGGGGCGACGTTCCCGAGGTGATGATCGACGATCATGACGCCGCTTGTCAGATCGCCGTTCTCGAACCCCACCGAGAAATAACTATTGCTCCCCGTCATGACCTTGTCGCCGTCGGCGAACTGTATCCCGTTCGGCGGAAGGTTCGTCAATGCGAACTCGCCTTGCATATCGAGAGTCGAGAAGACCTTGATCGAGTCGTTCGTGTCGACCTCTCCGTTCCCGTTCGAGTCAGCCCACAAGCCGCCGGACAACTCGACCGCATGAACAATGTTTGTCCGGAAGGTCTTCGGCTTGCCGATGAGCGTTCCTCGGATCGTCACTTGTCCTCGATGAATCGCCGGAGCAATCAGACCGAACCCGAGGATCGAGATCGTGACGCATATCATGACGACAAAGAATGTGCTTCGTTTCATTTCATTTACTCCCTGATGAAGATCGGATGTCCGCCGATCCTGATGATTCTTTCGTCGACCCTGAGAAAGCCTTCTTCGAATGGCGGGATGACGAAAGAGAATGCGCCTTGTGAGAAGTTCCCGCCCTGAGGTCGACCGTTGCCGTCGATGTCTTCTTCGATCCCGATGTCGATCGCCGCTCCGACGCAAGGTGATCCGGACAAGATCGAGAAGTCGGAAGCGAAGAGAGGATCGGCGTCGATGTTCCCCGCTCCGGAATAGCCGCCTTCGATGTCGGAGTATGAGACGACAGCCGCTCCGAAGATTGCGTTGCTCGTTCCGGCGGCGTTGCCGTACACGATCGAGTTCGTGATCACGACCGTCACGCCTACGTCGGCGAAGATCGCTCCGCCTTTGTCGTTGCAAGTGTTTGTCGAGAATGTGCAATAAAGGAACCGAGCGTCGGCGGCTGATGTGATCTTGTCGAGGTACACCGCACCCCCGTCGCCGCTTGCGTTGACGTTCGCCATGTTGCCGGAGAAGAGAGAGTTCTCGACCGTCAAGACCGTCGCTCCGTTCTGAACGAACATCGCACCCCCGAGGAAGCCGCCGTCGTTCTCGATGAAACGACACCGCTTCACGGTACTCGTCACACCCCCCGCAATACCCGTCGACCAAAACAACATTGCTCCGCCTTTTTGGACCGAGAGATTTGCGATCGAGTTGCTGATGAATGTACAGTCCTCGAAGTCAAACGTGTCAGTTGCGTTCCCCTTGACAATCACCGCTCCGCCGAGAGAGTATGTCGCCCTGTTGCCGACGAACGTCGAGTTCAGAACTGAGACTGTGTTCCCCTGAAGGTTCAACGCTCCGCCGTTCCGAGCCGTGTTCCTCGTGAAGTCACAATCGACGATCGTCACGTTGTCCCCCGTAAGAGACATGATTGCGGATTCTGAGTTGAGAGTGAACTGACAGTTCGTGAAGAGATACCGAGTGTCCGTGAGAACGCTTCCAAGAAGAAAAAAGATGCCTTGAGACGTTCCGGTTGTATGATTGAGCCGGACGTCGCAGTCATCGAACTCCATTTGAGTCCCGTGTCCGGCGATATACATTGCCGCACCGCTGTACCCTGATGAGTTCGTGGAAAACGTGCATCGGTCGAACCGTCCCGACGAGACGAGAGGAACGTACATCACGCCGCCGAACGTCCCCGCCGCATTATTCGTGAAGACCGTGTCGGCGACCCTGAGTTCGTCAAGTCCGTAGTTGTAAATCGAGCCGCCCTGAATCGCTGAGTTTGCGAGGAACGTGCAATTCGAGAGAGTGACAAGTTCGCCCGACGATGGCGGGTTGTAAAAGTACAATGCTCCGCCCTGAATCGATGCGGCGTTGTTGTCGAAGACGCAATTCCTGATCTCAACTGAATCAGCCGAGTTGACGCAACGCATCACGCCGCCGCCGGTCGAACTGTTGCCGTCTTTACAGAAGAACCCGTCGAGGACAATGTTGCCCGAGAACGGCAGAGACGTTCCGATCTGTTGGAAGACCGGACGAGAACCCGCACCCGAGAGGATCGATTGATCAGTCATCCATTGCCGCTCGGCAAGGCTCGTCATCCCGTTCGTGAATCCGCCGAAGAGACCGATGTCGATCATCGGGGGGAACGGACTGTTCGTGTATTGTCCGGCGGCGATCCAGAGATTCGTGCCCGCCTGTGAAGATGTGATTGCATTCGAGAGGTCCGTGTATGCGTCAGCCCACGACGAACCGTCGTTCGCTCCCGTAGCATTGATGTCGACATACTCCGTGACAGCGACAGCGACAGACGAGATCGAGAGCAATGCGATCATGATCAGGATGATTCGTTTCATGGATTGAGTTCCTCGAGTTCTTCGGTGTATCGCTTCCGGTGAAAGGCGAGTTGACGTCGCCGCATCTCGGCGAAATATGCGAGGTTCGTCTCAATCCCGTAAATCATGCGCTCGACGTCGTTCGTCTCCGAGTCGGTTCGGTAGTCCTCGGGGAGTGACGCTTCCGCTTTTGCGATCCATCCGGCGGCGTACACATCGACATGATTCGTCAGGACGAACATCTCCGCATCGAGCCGAGTGACGATGTCCTCGATCATCGAGCGTCGGGCATCCTCGAGGGATTGCACTCCGGTCGACGTCGCAGTCGTGAACGATCGAGTCTCCGGCTCGATCGGATCGACCGTCGCCTTCTTCGCACACGAACAAAAGAGTCCGGCGAATAGAATGATGGTGATCAGTTGCTTCATCGTTTCCCCTTAGTTGAACGGGACCGTTGACTTCCGGACCCATGATCCGGACTGACGAGCTTCGACGACATACGAGTTCGTGATGATACCCGTCCGACAAGAACCGTTCTGATTCGTCGGTCCGTAGTGAACGAGATGAGCATTCGTCGCAACGACAAAGTCACGTTCCCATTCGTTATTTTGCAGATCAATGACTTCGGCATTATCCGAGGACGAGTGAATTGCGAAGTTGTTTTCCGAGAAGTTGATCAGAGTGCTTCCGCTGTTCGGCTCGTCAATAGAAAAGTTGACAAGGTCGAATGCCGCATCGCTCGTCGTGTTCCACAATAGCCTTGCGTTGCCGCTTCCAATATCTAGCACCTTGTTCCCCACCGGATCATAAATAGCTTCCCGACCACCTATAAGATCGAACACCATCGCATCACTTGCCGACCGGATCATCGGGGTTGCGGCTGTAAAGTCGAACAGGACGACCGCTCCGGCGTCATCATAGAAGTGACCGTTCGCCAAATCTATAATCGATGCACTTCCCTGAGACGCCCAAATCGTGTTGATCAGAAGTTGATTGTTTGCCCGATCGAGAAAGGGGAAGCCGAACGCACTATCGTAAATATCAACGGCGGCTCGACTGTTTTCGGAATCAGTCAGCCGAGTCGTGAAGGCGTGATCGTACAAGTCCATCGTGAGCCAACCGTTTTCTTTGTCTGTCCATTGCGAAGCATAACCGGAGTCATACAGATCGAGACTCATGTCGGCGTTCGCCTCGTCGATGATTGTCGCTCCGGCGTTGTCGGTGATGTATCCCGTCACCTTGATACCGCTCGGAGTTTCGACCGCTCCGCTCCCGCCGTTGCCGACAATACCTGCCGGACAATTGAAGGGAGTTCCGTTCGTTCCGGTGATACCGCCGTCAGAGACTTCGACCGGAGTTCCGTTTGTCCCCTCGATCGTGCCTCGTACCGTGAGATCGCCGACCTGAATCCCGAGAGCCGAGCCGGAGAACGAGAGAGCGATTGTGATCAACATCCATTTCTTCATTGCTGAGTTCCTTTGTGTTATCTGCGACCGGACACATTCCATGTCTGATTGCTCATGTAATCGAGAAGACTGTCGAGATGAATCTTGCAGTTCGTCGCCGACTCGGCTTCGATGTTGTCGGGGATGATCCAGTTGTCAAACTGATCATAAACGAAGACGGAGAGGTATTGCTCCCCGAGATCGTGAACGAGATTGAAGTTCGTCGTCGTTGCGTCGACCGTCATGTCGCCGACTGCGAACGATGCCGAAGCTGAGAGCGCACGGAAGACGAGTTGTGTGTCGGTGTCGGAATAGAGATACCCCTCGGAAGCCGTCACGTCGATCGCTTCGTTCGTCGTCATGACCTGAGTCCGATCGCCGACGCTCGTGACGTAGAACATGAAGTCCCCGTCGACGCTGATCGATGAGCCGTCGGTGAACGTGAGAGAGTTCGTTGCGATCCCGACGATGCTGTTGCTGTTCATGTTGAGGTCCGTGTGCATCTTGTTCAGGTTCCATTCATAGACTGGATTTGCGGCTGAATCGTTCAGCGTTCGCCCGTCCCAATCGAGGGACACGTTTGCGCCGTCACCGATTAGCTGATTCTGTTGCCAATCAAGAACGGTGATTCCTGTCCAATCGTGCAACTCTCCATCACCGAAGTTCACGGCGATTCCGTTGTTGACGTCGTACAAAATGAGAGACGTGATGTGCATCGCTCGTTCGTTTGCGGTCTCATCCTTCCAGATCACGCCGTTTGCGAGATCGATCTTCGTCTCGCCGGAGTAGAGTTTATTTGCCCCCATGTCAATATTGTTTGTCACCGCTCGAGCGTCGACCGGACTCCCACCCCCGCCGGACGGATTGGACACGACGACTCTCACCGCAACATTCATCTCGTCGTCGTATGTGTAGGACAGACGCTGACGATCGTTGAGATGAAGAGGGAGTCGGTTCGTGATGCTTCCGGCGTCGGTGACGTATCCACGGGCAGCGACGTTCGTGCTGTCGTCCCATGTGAACGACTGATATTCGAGGTCATTGAGATTCTGTCCGACGACTGTCGAAGCGATCATTCCGATCGCACACGCAATGAGAAACCTTTTCATGATTTGCCTTCCTTGTTTTCAATATTCCACGAGAACCAAAAGAGACGGAACCGACCATCGATGCTTGCGAGTTCTTTCAAGACGCCGCCGATCGCATTCAGAAGATCGGTGACGATCGGGATCGGGACCGACACTCCGGTCCTGAGTTCGGTCGGGTAATTTGCCGGACGATCGCTCATCGCCTTGATCTGTTCGGGACTCCGGAGATCGATCTCACCGAGACCGATTTCGCCTCGGCTCGTCACGCATCCGGCAACGACCGACAGGATCACGACACACGACAGGATTCGAGCGAATAGTTTCACGGCGATTTGATCTCCCTGATCTCGTCCTTGATGTCGCTCCGGAACTGACGTTGATCGACTCTCATCTGTTCGAGGATGCTGATCACGGCTGAATGACGCTCTTGCGCTCGAGCCTTGATCGCCTCGATCTCGTTCTTGTTCTCGTCCGCCTTTGAACTGTTGAGCCTGACGTCCTTCTTCACTTCGGCGATCTTCGTATTCGAGCCGGACTGAACATCGGCGATCGAACTCTTGATCGTCTCGTGTTCATTCGTATTCCCTGCCCACACCGACCGGACAAGAATGAACAAGAGCGGGACAACGACGCCCGTTGCGACGATACCGATGACCTTGAGAATCTTCTGATTCACTTTCCCCTCGATCCGTCCGTTCAGTTCTGACGTTGTGTCTCTGTCGCCCATGTTGCCCCCTAATCGCTGATCTTAATCATCGAGAAGTTGTTATGCGATGCCGTGAGTGTCTTCCCGCCAGAAGTTTCATTCGCCAGATACAACGCAACATATTGTGAGTTCGTCATGTACGCTGTGCCTAGGAGAACAAGCTGATAAAACTCATTCTTGTTCTTCAAGAACACTTCCGTACCAAGTGACGCCATGATCTCATTCGTCACACCATTGTTTCCCCTGAAGATGTGACCATGAATGTCTTGACTATCCGAACCATTGGATATGTTAATCTGCCCTGCGAAGAGGTACCACCCGTCTGCATCGTCAGAAGCAAGTTGAACTCCGCTGTTTGTGAAAACAATGTTTGCCGACTGTCCGCCCACGGTCCACATATCCCAAACGTAGAATCTATCCACTTCAGCTTGAACAAGCGTTCCTTGATTTGTCCAACCGTTCACAAAGTCCATCATTATCGGCAGATTTGTAAGACCAGCACCATCTCCGGAATACGCCATGTTCGTGATGTAGTTATTCTGCAAATCAATCCGCTTGACGTTGTCAGCACTCGAATGAAGAGCGAAGTTGTCTTCTGTCCAATTGACAAGTGTGCCTCCGCCGTTTGGTTCCTCAGTCGAGAAGTTCACTAAGTCCAGCGCATCGTCATCGACGCCATTCCACACGATCCGTGCATCGCCGCCGCCGATGATCATCACATTATTGCCACTCGTATCTTTGATGACTTCATTCCCACTAGAGAGATCAAACACAACCACGTCGCTGTCACTCCGAAGAGCGGGGCTTGCTCCCGCCTCGAGAATCACATTGCCCGAATCAGCGATGAGTTGACGATTCGTGTTGAGTATCACGCTGTCATCATGATCTTCGAGATTGCCACGGAAGCCGACAGCTTCCAGATCGGGACCGTACAGGAGATCGAGTTTGCCTGTCGCCATAGCATCGTGTGTCACGAATCTGATGACGGTATCAATCGCAGACTCAGCTTGCATGATGAAATATTCTGCGCCGTCGAAAAAGCGAAAGCCATTCAAGTATGAGTTCGTCGGATCAACGTCGAGCATATAAACATCTGCATAATTCCAAACGTGGACGTTGTTGACAGCATTTGTCCAGAGAGGGTCAACCTCGGTCATCGTCACGTCGAACAACTGAGAGCCGTCAAGAACCCCGAGTTGTCCGGCGGAGTTCATGAGAGTCTTGCTCCCGAACTGAAGTGTGTTCTCTGTCGTGTTCTCACCCTGCCCGAGTTGAATCGTGTTCGTGAGTCCGAGTTGAACTTGCGCCTGAAAGCCGAGAGCCGCCGATCCTATCCCGTCGGCTTTCGTTCCGTACCCGACGACCGTCGCTCGGTTGCTTGCGATCGCAGTCTCGCCGACTGAGACACTTTGGAAATATGAGTCGGAGAACCGACCGACCGAGACGGAGTTGTTCGACGAGAACGATCCGCCGCCGAGAGCGACAGCCGACACGGAGAACGCCTCGTCTCCGATCGAGATCGAGTTTGCGTTTGCTTCCGCCAAATATCCCCACACGAACGACGCATTGAGAGCGGTCGACGCTTCCCCCGCCGCAAACGACGCACCGTCAGCCGTCGCATTCTCTCCGATCTCGACATCGTTGTATGATCCATAGGGTGCCGAGTCGAAGATGCGGAAGAACTTCGTTCCCGCCTCGTCGAAGAGAAGGACTTCATGATTCGGGACGTCGCTCGTTGCGAACAGTCGAGACGGTCCGAGGACTTTCCAATAGTTCGAGACGGTCCCGTCGACCCACGGGACGTCGGGTTCGGGGATCGTCGTCGGGAACAGAGTCGAGAAGTTGCCGGAGTTCCAATCGTTCGTCGCACGATCAATGAAGTTCGTGACGGCTCCGCTGACGGCGATCCAGTTCGTGAAGTTCGCACCGTCCTCACTCCGCTCGATGACGAACGATCTGACCCCATCGTAAGGGGTCCATGAGATCGAGACGGCGTTCGTGAGAGCGAAGGCGTTCGTCAATGCAGGATTCGCATTGAACGTCACAGAGTTCGACGGCGATGTCGGAAGACGTCCGGCTCGGTTCGTTCCGTTGATCCGGTAGTATCGAGTGAACGTCCCGTTCAGGTATCCGCCCGCCGCATGATTCGTCGGACTCATTGAGGGAGCATCCGTCGACGTCCAGAGTCCGACGCTCACATCACGGTAAAAGATTGTCGGTGAGTATATGCCGCCGCCCGTTCCGCCGAGAACTGTTCCGGCGAAGCCGACGATCGCAATCACAAGAGCAAGAAGTTTCTTCATCGGTTTCCTTTATGGTGTGTATCGGTGAGCGACTGTTCCGTCAGGCAAATAAATGACCGTATCTTCTCCGTCGAAACCGATCAGCGATGTCAGGGAGTACACGAGCGACGACGTCGCACCGATGTCGCTCACGATGTTCTTCATCACGATCGGCATTTGAACGAGAAGGACGGGATCGCCTGTCGGCGGAGTCATCCAGAGTTCCCCCGCCATATTGATTTGAGCGTTGTCCCCGAGAAGCGTTTGCAGTTGCGTCGACGTCGTGTTGACTCGGAAACAAATCTTCCCGTTGTCGACAGCGAGTTCATCCCAATCGGCGGCGATGTTGAACTGAGCGTTGTCGCTTGCGACGGGGTCTTCATGCGTCGGATCGTAAACGGAATCCATGTTGAAGTTCCATGTCGAACCCGTCTCCGGTCGAAACGGCGTGACGTTGTCGGCGAGAAGAAGGTGACACCGGAACAACGTCTGAGACTTCCGGAACATACTCAACGAACCGATCTTCGTGTTGAATCCGTTTTGACTGACACGGTCTCCGGACTCCGTGTTCACAAAGATTTCGATCGTCCGTCTGTTGTCAACTATCGGCATTTCATCACCTTTCCCAAATCAGCCCCGATTATACATTATCAGGGGACATATTCGAAGTCGTATTTCCGGACCCAATCTGCCCGATCGTGGGACCATCCCATCTGTCCCGTCTGTTCAGTCGTCAGAACGGTCGGCTTCGTGATCGATCCGTATGATGCGGAACTCGTCCACGCATTACCCGTCACGTTCTCGTCGCTTCCTTCGTGCAAGAAAAATCCGTGAAACGGTTCGCCCTGTTCATCCCATCGGCCTTGAGCCTTCGCCTTCATGTAAAAGTCGATCGTGTAAGGGACTTGACCCTTCAGATCGAAGGCGGCGGGGGATGCTTCCCGAGTCCGTCCCCTGACGAACCATGCTGTCGGACTCAACTCGACGATCTCCGTGTACCGGAACGGAGCGGCATCCTCACTCGCCGAGATGACGAATGCTCCGCCGCTGTAATTGGCGATCGCATTCGCCCGAGTGTATCCCGTCGCAGAATAACTGTAAGCGTTATCAACTCCGGTCATGTTTCGCCATGACTCCGGCTCGACGAAGAACGATTGTTGATTGCGCCGACTCCATCTCATCGTTCGATTGAATAGTTCATAACCGATGTCGATCTGTTCCTTCCAAAGTCTTTCCGTGTTGTCCGAGTTCCTCGAGTAAACCGTTCCGCCTTGCCGCCAGTTCACTGCGACCGTATCTCCAAAGTTCACGCCTTCGCCGACAATCTCCGCACTCTTGATTTCATACCACGGAAGAGTCAGTTGTGCGCTCGTCAATAGGTTCACGACTTCGACGGCTGGAACGACTTGTTGATTGAACTGCCCGATCTCGAAGTTGACGGGGATCAGATACTTGTTCCCTCTCAACGTCACGACCAAAGGATCGACGAGTCCTTGCGGTCCGCCTTCCCTGAACTCGATCCACGGCAACTCAGCGTTCGGGAAGAACCAGTTGCTCGGAGCGTGTCCGATATAATTGAATCGCCACATCTCGGCGGCTGTCCAATACGACTCCGACAAAGTCGAGAACCAATTTGTGAGGACGTCAGGAACGGCGATCAGTTCGGCTTGTGCGTTCGTGACAAGACCGAACGGACTCGTGAGCGTGTCTTCAACCTTCGCAAGATTCATGTCGGCGAGTCCGGAATAGTAGAGATGAGCGGGGAACGTAATTGAGGCGGGAAGCCACTTAGGCCAATTTGTTCCCGTGCCGTCATCGGTCCCGAGATAATCCTCGAAGTCTCCATCGGTCTCGAGATTTGTGACAGCCCAAAACGAGAGGGAGTCCCCAAAAGGAATGAACGATCGGAAGATGTATTCATACGGAAGATTCACTTCGCCGAAGACGCCGAAGAACGGAGACGACACGACCAAAGGGAACGCCGTCGACGTATTAGTGACGCCGCCTTGATCAACGTACTTGTATGCCGCCGGAGCGATGAAGTTCGTGAATTGAACGGCGACGTCCTTTTGGACCGTCTGAGTGTAAATCGTTCCGGCGATGTCGACGGTCGAGGTCCATACTCCGGCATAACACCGGATGAGTTCGACCGGATACTCGTCCCACATCCGATTCGTCCCGACTCTTGTAAGGTTGCGCTCGGTGAATGCTCCCGAGAGTTTTTGATACGGCTCCGCATCCTTGATGATCGTGTACCATGAGATCGGTCCGGCGTACTTGTTCGAGAGCGGAAGTTCTCCATCCCATCCTTGCCCGAACGATCGAGATGCGATGAGCATGAATAGAATGACGATTGCTCTCTTCATGATCAACTGTGACTCCGTCCTACAATGTCGAAATGGAAGTCGCCGCCCATGTGAAAAATCTCCGGCTCTCCGTAAATGCCGCCCTCGGCTTCGAACTTGTAAAGAGCGAGCCGGACATACGGGGTCTGACTGACGGGAAGTTCACTCATGATCTCGAACGTGCCGAACGGCGCACCCCCCCGCTGATACTGAATGAGGACAAAGCAAGGATTCCCGTCGAGGACGAGAGGCTCGTCGTCCTCGGTTGCGTCGATGTGATATTCGACGTCCTCGATATAGAAAACATATCCTTCGTTCAGATTGATCGACGTTCCCTTCTCGTGCCATTCCCACCAGAAATGAAGGTTTCCGAGACTGAAGGCGGGGGAATCTTGCAACGTGACGAACGTCCCTGTCGGATCGTTTGTCGTGTCGAAGACTTGAGGATCGAAGAACAGATTGCCCGACGCTCGAGCGGCTCTCGCCATTGCATTATAGGACGAGGTGTCAATGTGCTTGTCGCCGACCGTCTGTTCTTTGATTAGGCTCATTCAAGCGCACCGTCACCGTCGACGGAACCCCCGTCGAGTGTGTCTCCGATTTCTCCGCCGAGTTCCCCGTTCGATCCTGACTCGTCCTCGAGCAAGACATTAAGATCGGCAAACTCATAAACGCCGTTGCCTAGTCCTGACGGAGAGTCGTTCACTCGATCCCATATCATACGATCGTTCCGGAAGATGAACTCGAAGCCGTCCTTCTGTGACGTGTTGATTCCGGTGACGGTCCTGAATGCGAAGTGGTAAGTGACCTTCCATCGCTTGTCGCCGTCAGCGTTCCTGAACTCTTCGGCGGGAGCGGCGATAAACATCCATTGACCTTTTGCTCTCGGCGTGACGCCGTCGAAGTTCGACGGGAACGGAGCCTCATTCAGCTTGCCCGAATAGTCGATGATCTGATCGAGGTTCAACGTCGCAACGATCTTCGTCACTTTCAGAACTCCGGTGACGACACGGCGGAAGACGGGTTGATTTGCGTGAACGCTTTGTCCCTCTCCGTCGCCGTCGACCCAATACCATTTTGACGGGTCTTTGATTGTGTAGAACTCTCCGCCGATGTCGAGCGATCGGGGAAGGTCTTGCGGCTCGGGATTCGTTTCGCTTCCGTCAGCGAGAGTGTCCGGACCATAATTGACCGTCATCTTCCTGATCTGAGGACTTCCGCCGTAATAGTCCGTGTGTTTCTCAAGGACGATCAATCCGTCTTCGTCCGGATGCTCTGCGAACCATGCCGGAATCCGATCGGTTCCGTCCGACGTCTCAACGAAAACTCGTTGTGCGCTTGACTGTTGCCACGTCTTGTCGACCTTGTGACCTTCGACGAGTTCTGTCCATCCCATAATTACACCTTATGCGAAGACGGCGGATCGCTTCGTGAGATCGACGATCTCTCCGAGTGATTCAATCATCGCTTTCCTTTGTTGTTCCGCTGTTCCTGAATCCTTTGTCAGAGCCGACACCGAGTCGGACGAAATCTTGACCTCTCCCGCATTCGTCGATCCGCCCGTTGCGGTTCCGGCGGCGACGGATTTCGCTGATGCCGCAAATCCTTCCGAGGCGAACCGTTGCGCTGACTTGACAGCGTCGGCGAATCCAGTGAACGATCCTTTCGCTTTGTCGTTTGCCTTCTTCACCTTCTTCGCATTCGTCGTTTGTGCGTCGGTTGCCTGATTGGATGCGGCTTCGACGACGGCGGATGTCTCTTCGGCGACGGTTTGACTCTTCTCTTCCGACGCCCATCGTTCTTCAAACATCATTTGCGACGTCTTGTTCATGATCCCGATCTCTTTCTCCCACGCTTTTGAGAGCGACTTGAACTTCGGGATTTGCCCCTTCGTGATGAAGTCGAACGCCGCCTTCGTGTTCGCAGAGAAGGTTTGAATGACGGCTCCCGCCGCTGTCATGCGTCCCATGATCTCATTGACAACGACCATCACTCCGAACTTGAGGTCTTCCCAGTATTTGACGAGAGCGACGACAGCCGCTCCGACGCCGATAATGATCGGGATGATCGGGAGAAGCGTCGAGAATGCGGCGACTCCCGCCGCAATCAACGGAACGATCAAGCCGAGGATCAGGAGCAAGGGACCGATCGCCGCAACGATCGCCGCAATGATGACGACCGTCTTCTTCCCGCCGTCGCTGAGATTGTCGAACCATGTCGTGACGAAGGCGATCCCGTCGGCGAGTTTCCGGACAGCCGGAGCAAGAGCCTTCCCGATCTGAAGTCCCATGACAGAGAGAGCCGCCTTCGCCCGATCAAGAGCGAACCCGAGTCCCTTCATCTGTTCAGCGAGAGCGTCAGCCGTAGCACCCGCACGACCTTCCCTCGTTGCGATGACTGCAAGATCGCCCGCAAAGTCCGCTCCGCCATTTCTCGCAAGACCGAACGCCGCCTTCAATGCTCGGATGTTGATCCCGAGTTCGGTGAAACCGGAAGCCGCTCCGCCCGTCTTGTCGATCAAGAATTGCATCGCTCCGCCGAGACCTCGAGACTGAATGATATTCGCTCCGGTCCCCTCGGCAGTCGAGGCGAAGAGCGTCTCGAGTTCTTTCGTCGGCTTGATGAACGTCAACATGAGTCGATTGAGTGACGTGAATGCTTCCGTCGTCTTGATGCCGCCTCGAGTCAGCGTTGCCGCCGCCGCCGCAATCTCGTCGAAGTTGACCTTCGCCGCCGCACCCGTAGCCGTTGCCGCTCCCATGTTCTCGGCGAGTTCTCCAAACGTGAGGACACCTTTCTCGACCGTCTTGAACAGAACGTCGGAGACGTCTCCCGCTTCCGAGGCTTCGAGACCATACGCATTGAGAATGTTCGTGATCGCCTTCGCCGACGTTGCCGTGTCCGTGACTCCGGCTCGTCCGGCTTCCGTCGCCGCCCGAAGAACGTCGAGTCCGTCGGCTCCGACAATACTTGCGGAGTTGATATTGTAGAGAGCCTCGGCGAGATCGGTCGGCGGCTTTCCCATCTCTTTCGAGAGAGACATCACCGTCGACGACATTGCGGCGAGTTCCTTCTCGCTGACTTTGGCGATGACGTTCACGTTCCTCATCGCATCGTCGAACTTCGCAAACGATCGGACGGACACAACACCGATCGCCGCAATCGGAGCCGTGAGTCCAATGCTCATCCGTCGACCGACTTGCTTCATCTTCTTCGAGGCGGACTGAAGACGAGATTGAACGGTCGACATCTTCTTGTTGAAGTCGGCGATGTTCGCCGTGACTTGAACAAAGGCGTCAGCGATTTTCGTTGCCATGTTACACCCTCAACTCGTCCAGTTTGAACTTGTCTCGTCCGGTTCTCTTCTGTGCGGTTCGCAATGCTTGAGCGAGCTTGTCATTGTCATTCGTTCCCCTCGGCTCCGTTGACAGTTCGTCCAAATAGCAAAGCACTTGCGGGATCGTCAGCTTCGACACTCGATCCGGACCCCATCCGAAGGCGATCGCAAAATTCGAATACACCTTCGCCCAATCGATCGAGATCAAGTCTTGACGTGAGTCACCCGCTCCGCTTTTTTTTCGGACGGTTCCTCGTCTTCCCCGATCGGCTCGTCGCTGATGCCGCAAAGAAACGAGATCATCGCCGAGAACTTCTCGAGGTTCTCGACGTCGATGAGATCGGTGATCTCTTCCGGAGTCACGTCCGGCTGATCCTTCTTCGCCGCCTCGAAGACGATGTGTCTGATCCCTGCGATCGTCGACATCTTCGACTGACTGAGTTCCTGAAGTTCCGCACCCGTCGGGAGATCAGACGTCGTCTTTCGAAGATAGTCGATCCGCTCCGGACCCGAGAGACCTTCGGCAACCTTGTGCATCTGCCCGACCTTGTCCGAGATGACAAGAGACTCCATTGCCGCAAAGAGCGACTCGAGTCCGAGACGCCGGAGCTTCAATGTCCGAGAGCCGACCTCAACTTCGATCGGAGTGTTTGCGAGTTCGTTCGCATTCGTCATATTTTTAGCTTACCACTCCCGTCGTGATTTCCCCCGTGAAATTAAAGTCTGCCGTGAACTCAACGAGATCATCGACAGGGACAGCGACACCGACCGAGACGAGGATTCCGTCCCCGCTGATCTGAGGCGCACCCGCTCCGCCGCAATCCAGTTCGAGCGATACTTCTTCGCCCTGTACCGGAATAGTTTTGCCCTTTGCCGTGAGCGATCCGGTCCCGCTCTTGAGACCGATGATGAACTCTCTCCATCCGTCCGAAGCAAACGATGTCGCATCCAGAGGATCGGCGACGAGGGTTGCATTCCACTCACTTACTTCGGTGACACCCGTGACACCTGTCACGGCTCCGTTTTTTCCTGCAAGACTCAGCGTTGCCATTGTCTCGACTCCCTTCTTTTGTGTTTACATCTTGACCATGTATTCGATTCGATCGACATGACCGTTCGTTTCTTCATCTCGATCCGGAATGACATTCACCCTCTCGAAGAGGATGACGTTGATTCCGGTGACTGTCAACTTGACATCGTCAAAGTATTTAGTGATCAGCCTCGTCAGATTGGCGACGACCTCGATCGACGTGCTTCCGCTCCATGCGTCGAACTGAATCCGAAGAGTCTCGATCGTCGGATCACCCCCGAGCGAATAGTTCGGGATGTTGTCGATGATCATGTACGTCGCTCGGGGAAGTCCCGCATCGTGCGGAGCGATGCGATTCCAGAGTCCGCCTGAGAACGCCGTTCGCAGTTCAAGCGTTGCGGGAGTGACATTCCAATACTTGACGATCGCAAGCCTCAACTCTGTCAAGTTCAATTCGCTCATAATGCTCCGCCCCTGAGTCCTGTGATGAGAACCGCAATCGTCTCGTCGTATGAGATGCGGAGATATGGTCTCGCCTTGTGTTGTGATGTCCCGAGTTCCAAATACCACGGATACGAATGCGCCTGATCCGATCTCGGAGCGATCGAGCTTCCGACTTTCTGCCGGATGTATGATCTCGAGAGTCGCTCTTGTTCCGTCGAGATGCTTTGCCGAAGACGTCCGGTCTGGACTGACGGATATGTTCCGGCGAACACATACGGACCGGAGATGTGACGCTTGATCACGCCTTCGCAAGTCAGTCCCCAAACCATGAGAGAGGCGGAGACGTGACGAGCGATCTTCTCTTTGAAGGCTTCCCCGTACCATTGGAAGCGCATTCCTGTTTTTAGATTTGGCATCCGTCAAGTCCTCAACGTGACATCGATCTGAAGAAAGTCGCCGACTTCGTGAGGATCGTTCGGGAACGTGATGTCGAACTCCCGTGATCCAATCTTGATAAAGTTCTTTTGCGAGACGAGAACGATCGGGGTTCCGCCGTGCGTCGTTTGGCAATAGATTCGGTGAGTCGTTTCCTCTCCCTGTTTCCCGAGAATGTTTCGTTCGTATCCCGTCTTCGCCCTGATCCGACAAGGGACGTCCGAGAAGACGGTCGTCTCTGTCTGAGTCCACGACGCCGACGTGTCAGCCGCATTGACATACGCAAGGATCGTCATCGTCGTGTTGTACCAGTTCGAAATATCCATCAGAACACATACAGCTTTCGTCTTCGATACTTGTTGAGGACCGCTTCCGTCTGAGGTGGAACGGCGACACCCGAGCCGACCGACGATCCGATGACGGCGTCGGAGTATGTCTTCGCCGCATCAGCGAGACGTTCAGACTTGAGCGCACCCGATCCCGATTCACGAGCGACGAACTTGAAGGCGACGAGGTCGATGCAAGCCTGAGAGAGATCGGCGGGAATGTTTCCGGATTCGTACCCCGCACGGTATTCGATCTTAATCGACTTGAGTCCTTCGGAGAATGTCGACCCATCCAGTTTGACGAGTCCCTCTCGATCGTAGAACACGAAGTCAGCCGAGGCGACTTCCGTCCCTGAACCGAACGCACGTTCCGGATCGTCGTACAAAGACGTCACGGAGATGATCGGATATTGATTGAGCAAGAGAACGCCGTTGTTGTACTTGACGCCGTCGTATTGCTCGGCGTAGTCCGTAGCCTCGAACACCCTGTCGCAATAGCCTTCGATGAACGACGACATCCGATTGATCAGATTTGTCAAGAGAGCGTCGTGTGTCGTGTCAGCCGTCGGGATGCCGAGAAACTCTTTCACGTCTGCGAGTGTTGTCAACGCCATGATTCACACTCACTTTCCGGATGATTTCTTCTTCGACTTCTTCTCCGGCTTCGGTTCCTCTTTCGGCTCTTCGACCGGAGTCTCTTCCGGAGTCTCGACCGTCGGCTCTTCGACCGGAGCGACGACGACTTCGAATCCCCTCGAGATCAACGCATCACGAGTCGACTCAAATCGACATTCGACTTCACCGTTTTTGACGACGACGACTTCACGATATGTCGGAAGCGTGAAGGAATGTTTCTTTCCGCCCTGTTGTATCAGCTTGATCATCTTGCCTGTCTCCCGCTGTAATTTCGAGAAGGGGGACGGGACTTGTGATCCCGCCCCCCGTGACTGTCTCGTTCGTGTTTACGCCGGAGGGATGATCCCTTCGATCCGAGAGCAATACTTCTCATTCGCCAGAACGGGGACGATGTCCTCGTACACGTCGAACGAATCGAACTGCGAAGAAGTCTTTGCCAGATCGAGAAGCGTGAGTTCCGACAGGACACCCGTCCAGAACTTCGTCGTGTCCACGACGAACAGATCGGAAGCGTTCGAGGACGTTCCTTCGACCTGAATGTCGCTGATGTGCTGACTCCAGAAGATCGGAATGTCGTTGTATGAGATCAGCTTGAATCCGCCGTTCACTTCGGTCCGGTCAACGAAACGCTGACTTGACTGAAGAAGCGCATTCAACTGACGCCGTGAACGCTTCGAGGCGATGATCATGTTCGGCTGTCCGTAGCAAGCATCGATCGCTTCGTCCATTGCCTCGAGCGTGAGAGCCGCACCATTGCCCGTGCCGAGTGTGAGAACCTGTCCGACGGGGATCAGATTCCTCAGTCCGTCCGGTTGCTTCGGATCGCCCGAGTTGTCGCCGTTGAACAATGCCCATTCTTCACCGTCACGGATGACGTCGAGGCAAGCGTTCGTCTCTTCGGCCTTGATGTCGGCATACGTCCGACCCGTCGCCTGAAGTTTGCGAGTCACCTTTCCACGAGACACGACCGTCCGATAAATGAACGGGGTCTGTGTGTAAGTTGAGTTCGAATCACCCGGCTCTTCGGTGTCGTTCACCCATGAAGAATCAGGAGCGACCGTCCGCTTGTTGATGAGAGCCTCTTTGCCGCCACCCGTCTTGCGAGGGATGTTGTTGCGAAGAGGGTTGTTGACGAGAATCAAGGACTGAATGACCTTGTCGACTTCCGGTTGCATGAGAATATCACCCGCTCCGGCGATGTCCAATGCTTTGACGAGTTCCTCGAGATTGCGATCGACTTTCATGACGTACTCCTTCGTTCGAATTATATATTCAACACTCGGCAGTCATCACCTTAAACGTGTCCCCTTGTCGGAGGGAATCGGAATCTTTAACGGGTTGCCGTAGCCTGAACGCTTCCGTTCGTGCTGGAATCGACAACGATGCGAACCGGAGAATCCGTCGCCGAGACGAAGAGATAGTCACCCTGTTCGGACATTGCTGTCGTCCCGAGGCTGATCTCGCCGCCCTGAGTCAGTTCGTAAATCTGATTTGCGAGAGTACCCGCAACGCTGATCCCTGAACTGAGAGTCACGTTCGACGCTGTCGCACCGCTGATCGCCCGATAGTCAACAGCGTCAGCCGCCGGATGAAAATAGATTACTTCATCGCCGTTCGTGAGAGCGTAATCGGTGTTCACGCACTCGATGACAGTTGCCGCAAGAGCCGGAGCGACCGTCGGTGTCACTCTGTCGCCGCTCTTGACGTAGAACTTCACCGTTGCCGTTGCGCTGTCGCTTGATGCGAACAGGCTCTTGACGACGACCGGACCCCACGCATTCGGACCGAAGTCGATTGCGGCGGAGTTCGTTGTCGTGTCATATTTGGATTCACCCGCACCGACAGCGATCGAAGCGATCGCCATAATGCACACCATGAGACCGAGAGTCTCCTTCATGTTTCTCCCCTTCAATTTTCGTTCAAGCACTTGTGATCGATTCAGCCTCGAGACTGTTACCGACCCGCATTCTGTACAGCGTACAGAGTTTTCAACTGTTCGTCCGGAGTCTGTCCCTCGAGTTTCTTCTGAAGTTTCTCTGCCGCTGACAGAGTTGCTTCCGTCTCTTTGGGATCACGCCCTTTTCGGATGACCTCTTTCTGAGAATCTTTCAACACGACCGAACCCGATGACGGGAACGGACAAGGTGATTCGCTCTTCCGCATTTCCTCGGCAGTCTTGCGAAGAGTCTTCCCGACCTCGAGAGCGGTCTCGTCCGCACTCTTCTCGAGAGCCGTCGCCTGTTCGAACAGACCGTCGCTCGCCGCCTTGCCCATCGGATACGGATACGGGAACCCGACCGGAAGTTCGGACGTTTTGCAGAACACTTGCCATGCTTCGTCAACCTTCGTCTGATCGGTTTCGAATGTGATACCGACGGTCTTCGAGAACTTTACCCATTCCTCGGAGAGAACCTCGGGAGCGGGGAAGCCTTTCTTCTCGATGACGGCAACGACGAGCTTCTTTTGTACAGGCTCGGGGTCCGGCTTCGGATCAGCGTCGGGAGCCGGATCAGCATCCGGAGCCGGAGCGGGGTCCGCATCGGGCTTCGGGTCTGCATCAGGAGCGGGATCGGCATCCGGTTTCGGATCGCCGTCAGGCTTCGGGTCCGCATCGGGAGCCGGAGCCGGATCAGCGTCAGGCTTCGGGTCTTCGTCCGGCTTGGGATCGGCATCGGGCTTCGGGTCTGCATCAGGAGCGGGATCGTCGGATTTCTTGAACTCGATTGCGAGTCCCTTCGAGATCATGTCGGCGGCTTCAATCGGACTGAGGTCGGCAACCTGTCCGGCTTCATACTGTCCGATCGCTTCGCTGAACTTTACTGTGATAGGTTTCATGAGTGACGGTCCCTTCCTGTTTTCAATTAGTGCTTTTGATACATACCATGTCAACGCCTTCGCCTCGGGATTCGCCGGAACTGAGACAAGGGATGCTTCTGCAAGTAGCATCCTCTTGATCACCCGAACGGCATATCCGAGAGACTCAACGAACTCTTCGGCGGCGTCAAGTATTTGACCCCGTATCGAAAACTTGTTGAGAATCCCTTGCTTGATGAGATCAACGACCTTCGCTCCGGTCCTCGGGATCACGGACGACTTGTCGATGACTGCATCGATCAACATTCCTGACGGCGTGAGTTCTTGTTTCACGACTCGACCGATTGGAGCGTCGTCATCGTGATTGAACAAAAGTGTCGAGTTCGTCATGAGGTCTTCTTCGGAGTTCTTCAAAGCATCCGGTGAGATCATGTCGCCTTGCATATCGAGATCAGACGTCGTCGCATATCCGACGAGATGGAAGTCGCCCTTGCTGTCCTTGTACGTCTTCTGAATCTGAAGTCGTGCGTTGAACCCGATCTCCGAGTTCGCCTTCTCTCCGGAAGCGGGTTCGAACTCGATCGCTGAGAACTCGTGATCCGCCAACCATGAACGAGTCTCGGCGACAGAGTATTTCGAGACGTCGAATCGGATCGCCTGAATCTCGGACGCTCCGTTCTTGATGCCGAAGATCACGTCGATCCCTTCGCCGAAGAAGTCGTCTGATCTGCTGAATGAAGAGTATTGCTCGGGGTCTGTAATCCGTGCGGCGTGTTCGTTCGGAAACGGCATTCTCGATCCCCATGTTTGACAGTTATCTCATGACGGGGGGAAGTATAGCACACTCTGAAAACAATTTGCAACCCCCTCAACGATACAAAAGAGGACTCGTCGACCGTTCGTCATATGCCGAATGTCATCGATGCTTGTTCGTTTTGATATGCTTGCCCGTGACAAATCAACGACTCACGAATCGACGAGTCCCAAAGTTTAGCCGCTCACGATCGGAATCCATGTGCATCGGCAGTTGGGATGAATCGGAAGGATACCCCCCGCATCGCCGAGGACGTACACGTTCCCGTCGAACGGCGTACACTCCGGACAGGCTGTCTCGGCAAGAAGAAACTCGACTTGCTGAACCTTCCCCGTTTGAGCGTATGAGTCGAGCGCACCTTGATTCATGAACCGACTTGTCTCCGTCCGTGCGACGAGCCTTGCACGTTCCTCGATCGTGATGACCCTCGTGTGTGCTTCCCTTACGAACCCCGCACGGATCACCTTCCCGTCAGCCGCAACGACCGGAGCGACTGTCGACTCGGCGACCGGAACAACGACCGGAGCATCGAGAGCGGTCTCGACCCGACCGATCAGAGCCGGAGTCTCTTCGCCGAGTTGAATCCCCTCGAGCAATGTCGCCTTCACTTCGTCCGAGATCGAACTCGCAAAGTATCCCGAGAGTTCTGCCGTGTACTCTCTCAGATCGGCGAGAACTTCCTTCGTCGGAATATAGAGCGCACCGAGTTCCGGCAACTGAGACTTGAGCCGGACTTGCGCCGTCTGTCCGCCTTGCTGAGTGATCGGAATGAGATGACCGTCCATGATCTCGGCGATCTCGGCGGCGGAGATCACATCGAGCGCACCGTCGAAGTCCGAGATTCCCTTCATCGAGACGGGGAACTTCCTCGAGCGGAACGAGTATCCCGTGAACTTGAACGCCGTGAAGCGATGTTCGAACGGACTCGAGAGGGACGATTGAATCTTCTCACGCTTCAGAGTCTTCACACGATCGAGAACACGCTTCTTCAAATCACGGAAGTAATCAGAGAGAGCGTCGGCGAATGCGTTCTCCATGTCGAAGATCGCCGGAGTCGCACCGATATTCGTCTCCGTCCTTGTGATCGGCTCGTCCGCTTTCTTGAGAGACTTCGCCGCAACGGGAGCGACCGTCGTCGTGTTGATCGGCGTCGGGATGTCGTCACGAGGCTCGAGTCCGAGAGAATTGCGGCGGACCTCTTCCGGATGAAGAACGTGATTCGACAAATAAATCTGATCGGCTTCCGCTTGATCTTTCCGGTTGATCACCCGTCTCTTGAACTGGAACTTCCATGCGGTGATTCCGAAACCGTCACGGACGATTTGCTTGTTGAACCGAGCTTCAATCTTGTTCTGAAGAGGAAGGACCGTCTCTTCGTAGAACGTCAAGTCCTGAGACTCACCGGAGCCGCCGCCGATGTTCCCTGTCTCGATCAATGCGATCTTTGCCGGAGGTACGTCGAAGACTGCGAGAATCTCGTCACGATGGAACGTCCGAAGTTTGTGGAACTCCATGTCATAGAGGTCCGACCCCATCTTGACATAATTCATTTTCCCTTCCATCAGAATATCGCCCTTCGCCTGTTCGGGCTTCTTTGCGATCTCTTGAAGATATGCACGGTTCCGATCGACTTGATCCGGCGTTGCTCCCTCGATCGAGATCGCACCCCGCACCTTCGCACCCCGTTCGAAGAATGCTTTGTTGTATGCCGCCGCCTGTTTGTCGGCCGTGACGGTTTCGATCAGCGAAGCGATCTTCGAGAGACCGTCGACACTCCGACCCTTCTTCCCCTGACGGAAGAACAGAATCTCGGACGGCTTGAACTCGACCTTCGTCGTCCCCTGAATCTTCTGTTGATGCTTCTCGATCCGACCCCTGTCGTCCGTGATCGTTCCCATCGTCGCCGGATCAAGACCCCAGAGTTCGGCGGGGACTCCGCCTTCACCCGCAACGATCTCCGTCCAGTTGCGACCCGCAATCAAGATGTCACGACCGATGTCTTCGACGATGTCCTCGAACAAGTCTTGAGGATTCGGGTCCGTGAAGAACGTCTCGAGTTTCGCCTTCTCGTCGTCCTTGCCTCGTTTCGATTCGACGGTCGGGATGATCTCCCATCCTCGAGCAACGATCGACTTCGTCGTGACGTCGGTGACTGCCCTGATCCATGAGCAATGCTCGTATGTCGCATAGTAAATCTGAGTCGCACTCATCGCCGAGTTCTGATCTGACGCCTGAGTTCCGGGAAGGACGGAGATGAATCCCCGAAGTGACTTCCGGATGTCAGCGACTTCCGCACTCGCAACCCGCTTCGCTTCGTCTCGTATGACTCCGCCGAATATCTTGTTCATGAACTTGTTCATAGGTTGATCTCCGTGATCGTCGGTTGTGTTGAAAAGCCTCGAGACGCCTCGAGAGCATTGAAGAGAGCGTCGAGAACATCGAAGGTCGAACCCTTCGGGAACGTGAGATATTCGTCGATGAGGACGTGCATCTCTTCCTTGATCCTGAAAGTTCCCTCAGAGAAGAGGACCGAGAGCGATGCGAGTTTCCCGATCTTGTCAGAGTGAGCGGGGAACGGATGGATCGAGAGACGCTTCGCTTCCGGATCGGCTCTCATCCATTGCGGCATTGCGTCTTGATATGCGTTGTTCTCGATCCCGATCATAACCGGATGGAACTTCCGAGCCTTCGCCTTGATCAATTTGCATTGCTCCGGAAACGAGAGACGCTCCCGATGGATGTCCAGAACGTAAATGTCACCCTCGGACGGAACGCCGATCGTCACGAGAGCGAAGAAGGCGGCGTCATCGTTCTTCGAGATCGCAAGATCGATCCCCTGATACACGTTCATCTCGGCGGGGGGAGTCTGGTAGAACTGAAGCCAATCGAAATCAAACGACTGTCCCTCGGTTCCTGACGGATCGTTCCTGAACTGTGCGTTGAAGAAGACCTTCCCCATCGTCTTTCGTTTCGCCTCGAGTACCTCTCTCGAGTACCGTTCAGGGAAGAGGACGTTGTCGAGGTTCTCGTCACACGCCTCGTATGTCACCTTCCGGAAATCGTCATACTGTCCGTCATTATCCCGCAAGATGTTCGAGTACAGATCGCCGTTGTGCCAACGAGTACCCGTGATGATCAACTGTCCATCCGGAACGAGGACGGGGAGAACCGTTTGCAAGAACCATTCCCTGATCTTTTCACGCTGTCCGAGTGTCCTCGAGTTCGTGTTGCTCACCGGATCGTCGATGATCAGAAGGTCGACGTGCTTCGACGTGATCGTCCCGAGCGTTCCGGAGACGGCGATCGTCGGGTCTTTCCGCATCCTGTCACTCTTCAGAGCAATTTGTTTCTCTGTCCACTTCCTCGACCCCGCATTCAGGGAGCCGAAGTTCTCGATGAACTGATCGTTCGATTCGATGTGCGTCTTGATCTCGGAGAGGAAGTCTTTTGCGTTGTCGAGAATCTCGTTGATGATCATGACCCGAACGGTCCGGTCCCGAAGGATTCGGTAAAGGGGATAAACGATCGAGAGACACGTCGTCTTGAAATGATCTCGAGGCGCAAGGAACAGAAGTTTCGGACTCGTCAGAACCTCACGGAACCATTCGACATGGAGCTTCGTGAGATCGGTGTATCCGAGAACGTCTCGAGCAAGGTACATCATGAAGGCGAGTTCCTCATCGAGAGAGAAGGTCATGTCCCTCGTCTTCGCCGGAACCTCTTCACCGAGGACCGCACACCCCGTCCCGTTTTCGAACAACGTGTCAGTCATCCGAACCAGCCTTCCCGATCGCCTTCAGTCCGTCGACGTCGATCTTGTCAGCCGTGAATGAGTGTCCGTAGTACACGAACCCCTGACGCCGATTATGCACCTTCTTCGCATACGGGATCAGCTTCGCCGGATCAATGGTCCCGTCAGCCTTGTCGAGAGCCTTCCCGAGAGACGTGTCGGTCAAGACGATGCAATCAGGACGACAGGGATCACTCGCCTTCAAGGGATGATACTCGAGGAAGTATCCCGCCGGAGCCGTACTCGGACGAGAGCCTCGGTTCCATGACTTCATTCCCGCCCACATCTCTGCAAGCCAAGAGTCGAACCGTCCCGCACGAGCATCGCATCCCCTGTTTTGTGCATCGAACGATTCAGAAGTTGCGAGAAGAATGAGACCTTCGGTCCCCCGATCGACGAGGAACGACACGATCTCACGGAACCAATCGCCGTTGAACCTCTTCGAACACACCGTCGACGGCTTCCCGTGATTCGCCGGGCAGTACGTCCACTTCTCGCACTCGTCCTCTTCCACCGCATGCGGTTTGTAATGGTAGCACTCGGTATACCCGCATCTCGCTGCACCGTTACATTCTAGCTTCATGCCACCCTTTCGGTATGCGCCACAGGGCCTGCCCATGGCGCACATCGTTCTACTTCTTCTTCGGTTGCCTGGTTGTCCCACGGTTGCCCTTCCCGCCTCCGCTACCGTCCTTGCGCCGTGTTCCTCCACATGCGCCCCTGCTTCCCCGTCCTGCGTTCCCTCGCTTCGTAGCCATGTTGGCCTCCTTTGTGTTATTCATTTCCCTTCCCCCTCTTCTCCAGCATCCATCCCACCAGTCCGTATATCATAAACGGCGACCATGCTATCGCCCACAGGACAATGAACGGCAAGCCTACTGTCAGGGCCAGTGTGATACCCACCCGTTCCTGCCAAGTCGTTCTGTATTGCCGCTCGCAACCTATCACTTCTTCTCCGCATTGAGCTTCTGGATATGGTCCTTCTTGTTTGCCCTAGCTTTATGCGCCAGTAACAGTAACAACCCGCCCAACATCGGCCATGTGAGTATTCCCCACAACAGAATAAATGGCGAACAAACTATCCAGAACAGCCCAGTGGCTACCCACTCGTACCACGGCGTCTTGTACTGTAGCTCCATAATCGGGCCTGTCACGTTTGGGCGGGTGCGTCCTATGTCTCTAGCCGCTAGATCATCGTCAGTTATCGGTTCGTTAGCCATTAGCCAAATACCATCCTAGTATCATAATGATTGAGAGTCCGACCATGATCCTGAACTCAGTCGCAAAGGTGGGTGCCTTACTCATTCGCTCTTCTCTCCGTACTTTGCAAACCCCATCGCCGAAACTTTGTAATGCCCCTTGCCGATCCGCTCGAAGCAATCCGAACCCGCAAGCATGATCCCGCAAAGCCGAGGACCGTATTCGACATCATTCGCTTCCATGAGTCCGTGAAGGTCGGCGGCGTTCATCGTCTTGTTCCCCGCAAGGATCATCAGTTTCACCGCACTCTCGATCTTGCTGTCCGGCTTCACGAAGTCCTCGAACTTGAACGGCGACGGGACATCCGGCTTCCCCATGTCGACACCGTCAGCCGGAAGAGGCGCATCGGGATTCTTCTTCGAGCCGTGAGTGTGACCATGCGCCCGACGGGGAGACGTCTTCTTGATCTTCTGTTTCGCACGAGTCACACGCCGCTTCTTCGCCTTCTTAAACTTCGACGCACGGGACTTCTTCGGCGGATCAGCCTTGTCCGGAATCGGGAAGATCGGCAACGCCGCAAGTTTGGCAAGCGAGACGTGGATCACACCGAGAGATTCCTCGAGCGACTCACGCCGCCCGAGCCAATCGACCTCTTTGTCGCTCAACTCGACAATCGTCTTCCCGTCCTCAGTCTTCCCGATGGCCTTCATCTCTTTCCCTTCCCGTCATCCCCCGACTCGATTTCCATCCCGAACAACGCATCGAGAACCGCATCCCCGAGATCACAACAGGCTCTCGCCAAAGATCGCCACGCTCCGCCGACTGACACGTCGTCCTCGTGTGGATCGTCCATGATCAATACCTCGGGTCGGGTCTCCGGTTTCGAGCCGCTTGTCGAGCATCCTGAGAGAGTCATTCAATACCGTCCTTCCTGTTCGTTCGAACCACTTGTCGGTTTGAGATTGTCGGAAAAAATATGACGGAGACGATTGTCGGTTTTGGATATGGGAGAGGCACCCCCCATTTTTGAAGTCTGGACGACCCGCTCGGAGGGGAGGGGGGTCCGCCGGAGACCCCTGCAATTACGCACCGCACCGCACGGAGAAGGCTCGGGATTTAGTGAGACACTTCTGACGCCGCTCCGACCGTGTTCAGCCAACGTCCGATAATATGGTTTATGTCTAGTCGCTCGGAGTGTGGTCGCATCCGACCGATTATGTTGGCCGCCCGTGACCATGTGTCTCATGTGTCTCATGTGTCTCACTGTCTCATTAAGCGGATCACGACTCACGAGGATGGACGAGGATCGCCGATCTCCCCTGAGATGGATGAGGACAAGGGATGTCGGTCCGGTGCTTCTCTTCGACTGCCCTGCCCCCTGTCCTGTCTCGCAGAGTGAACAGCGTCCGAACTCCCGAACATTGAGGATACAGCGATCCCCATTGTGCCGGAGCATGGTGAGCATCCGGTGAGGACGTGGATCGGTCGAGAGATGTGAGTGTGCGTCAGATTGTTCGAGTGTCATGATTCATCCGGCTCTTGTCAGTTTGATCATCGGTCGAGGTTTGCTTTCGGCTTTCTCTTGCCCTGATCCCTGTTCGTTCGAGTCTGAGAGAACCTTCTTCGTCTCGGCAGAGACGGCGGTTTGTACCTTGTTCGTCTGAGTGATTGAGGTCGGCTCGGTTGATGCGAGAGCCTGTTTCGAATAGAGCGTGTCAATGATCTTGGCGAGGTCTGAGGCGGAAGCATCAGCGATCTTCGACTTCATCTTGTCGAGAGCCTTGAAGATCACTTCCCATGATTTCTTGATGAACTTGTTCTTGTGTGTGGCGAGTACCTTCGAGACGAATGGAGATGCTTCGACCCAAAGTCTGAGGGTTCCGTAAGGGACGCCGATCTCTTTCGCTGTCTTGAGGTAGTTGCCCCCGTTCGCCATGAAAGCGGCGAGAGCGTTTTCCTTGTCGGCGTCGGTGTATTTGCGATGTTTCGCCATGAGTCCTGATCCCTTCCTCATTCAACGGCGGGAATGATAGCACGGAGAGACGAGAGAGATCAAGTCTCTGTTCTCTCTCCCCCTGTCGAGGGGACTTCGTCCCCACACGCACGAGCGCAAGCGGTCAACGAATGGAAGAACGTGACCATCTGAGAGGGAGAGAGGCGGAGTTCCTCGAGTACCCTATCCAATGTGAACAGAAGAAGAGCGTGTTCCTGTATCGATGGATTGTAGTCCTTCCAGTTGCGGAAGTGTCCGACTGTCCAGTGATGGAGCCTACAGAGAGTTATGAGATTGAGAGGGTCATTTGCGATTTCCGGAGCAAGGTGTTCGGGTTGTATATGGTGAACATCGTTGTTGCGACTGAAGAATGAGGATGTGACCCCGCACACCGCACACTCGGGATGAATCTTCCGGTGACGTCGCTTTGCTGTTGAGGATGAGATTGAGATCAGGGGATGAGTGATCGCCCGTGTGATTCGGTCGAGTGTGTAGGATGTGCGCTTCATGGTCGGGATAGTATCACGGTCCTTGTGGATCGGTCGAGTCAGCCGACGATCTCTTCTCCGCATCCATCACACTTCATGACTCCCTCCCGATCCTGTTCGCCGCTGTCCAGAACGTCCAGCCCTCGAGCCGCCTGACTGCGATCTTCTCCCCGTCCGGAGTCTCGACAGCCTTCGCAATGAAGCCGCCTTGAAACCCGAGGCTCTCCGTCACTCTGTACTTCTTCCCGTCGATCTCAATCTTCTTCATGTCATCCCCTCGAGCGACATGATTACAAACTCTCTCAAGAGTCCGCCTTCGGGAAACTCGTCGCCCCCGAGGATATGAGTCACTCGAACTTTGTGTCGTCGTCCGGTGTAAGTCTCCGTGAACAGATTCCATTCCCTTAGATCAAGAACGTCGCCGACTTGGAAGTCCCGATCGTTCCGTCTGAGTTCAAACTTCTTCGTCCCGTCTGCGACTTCGTCGAAGTACACAGGCCATGTCTTGAGTTCGTGAGTCTTCATCTTCATGATAATTCTTCTTCCGTTTCTCTCTCGACACATTCAGCGCACTCCCGCCCGATCATCTCATCCGGATCGAGTTCGGCATCCCGACACATCTGCCGTGCGTTCGTGCTTCCAACGCTGAACAGATCGGCGACGTGACTCCATCGAACCCCACGATGACGAACTATTCGTCCGAGTCCGTTCATCGCATCCTTGACCGTTGCTCGCCTCATCCCATTCCCCCTTGTCTGTATCGTCTGATTATTTCATCCCGACTCGGCGGACCTTCCCATCCTTGACCGGAGAGAAACTCGTTCACGTCCTGTCCGTCCTCGATATAGTCTCCGACTGAGAGAGACAGCGTTGCGATCCGCAAGGACTCCGTCTTCATCTCTTCCGTCCCGAACCTCTTGATCGGTTCGTTGCACTTGATGAACCATTGTCCGCCGCCGATCGCTGTCCATCCATCGAACGGGAACCATGTCCCCGCCTGTCCTGAGTTCTTCCCGCTCGATTCATAGAACGGTTGAAGCGATCCGTCCGGCATCGTCCAGAGAATGACCCGTCGTCCCCTGAACACTCCGACCTCGATCGAGAGTTCCTTCCGTATCCACACCGCTTCGATCTTGAGACACCTTCGACAGATTCCATCGGAGAACTGTCCGGAGAACAACCATCGATGACCGCAAAGAGTGTGGAGGTCGAAGAGATGACTCTGAAGATGCCCGATGCCGCCGAGCGTGACGATCGTTCGTTCGTGATCATGGAACGCAAGGATCGTCCGATTCAGTTCTCGGATCATGTCGTCTTGTCGGGTCATGACTCATCCTCAAC